GCCTACGGACGTATGTGGGTTGTAGATAACGCAACAGACTCCCAGACAATCTACTGGTCTGATCTGTTGATAGGCACGGACTTCACTGGCGGCTCCAGTGGTTCTATAGATGTATCTAAGGCGTGGCCTGATGGATACGACGAGGTTAGGGCGTTAGCAGCACACAACAACGCTCTGATTATATTTGGTAAGCACAGCATCCTTGTGTACGGTAACGCTTCTAGTCCAGCTAGTATGGCTCTGGTTGACACCGTTGCTGGCGTTGGGTGCATCTGTAGAAACTCTGTACAGCACACAGGTACAGATGTGTTGTTTATGTCTAACTCAGGGCTACGCAGCTTTGGCAGAACGATTCAAGAGAAGTCACTGCCTCTGTCTGACCTGAGTCTAAATGTGAAGACTGAGATTATTAGTCTGGTAGAAAACAGAACACTACCTACGGCATCTGTGTACAGCCCTGAAAACTCTTTTTACTTAATTGCTTTCCCAGATCAATCAACAGTGTACTGCTTTGATCTCAAGGGTAAGCTGGAGAACGGAGCGTATAGGGTCACACGTTGGACCTCTGTGCCTCACAAGTGCTTTGAAAGAGACACAGACGGTACACTGTACATTGGTACATCTGATGGCGTGGGTACGTACTCAGGTTACTCAGACAATACAACAGCGTACCGATTTAGGTACTTTAGCCCCGGTTTAACCTTTGGTGATCCATCAAAGATTAAGCTGCTTAAAAAGCTGCGGCCTACTTTGGTCGGAGCCAGTGGTACTACAGTGTTTATTAAGTGGGCTTACGATTTAGACACTGACTTTAAGACTTACGAATTTACCGTAGGAAACCAAACACCTGCTTTCTTTGGTGTTGATGAGTTTGGCATCGGTGAGTTTACAGGTGGAGAACTAACAACTAGGAACCCTGTGCAAGCCACAGGCAACGGTAGCATTATTACAATAGGTTTAGAGGCTGACATTAACGGGTCTGCCCTGTCTCTCCAAGAAATTAACGTATTAGCACTAATGGGTAAAACGGTATGAGTAATTATACAAAGACTACAAACTTTACCGCTAAAGACAGTTTGCCTTCTGGAGACAGCGGTAAGATTATTCGGGGTACTGAGTTTGACACTGAGTTCACCGCTATTTCAACAGCGATTGCAACCAAAGCTGACTTAGCTTCTCCTACATTCACGGGCACTGTGACGATCCCTAACTTGACACTTACGGGAACTCTGTCTACAGGTACGATTGACGGAGGGACTTACTGATGATTACAGGTGGACCTACAAACCCAGCCGCTACAACCAGCACTCCAACTGCTGTACCATCATGGCTTCAGTCTGGTATTTCTTTAGCCGCTGGTTTGTTTTCAAACCCAGATACTTATAAAAACCTAGGCTTAGGCATTGGCGGCACAGCGTTAATTACAGACGCTTATGGCAGGCTCCAAGACATTGGTGAACAGTCGCTGGCTGGAACAACTTTTACAGACCCTGTGACTGGACAAAAGACTAGGATTCCCGGTGCCGTAGGAATTGCACAAGAAGCCGTAGATATGTCCCAGTTTAGGCCGTTTACTGTAACAACGGCTACTGGTGGGCGGTTTGGTGTTGGGCCTTCTGATTTTGTTGTCTCAGAAACAGACGATATATTAACACTTAAAGGACCGTATGGAGATTTTCCCGTTTCAAAAAGTGACCCAAGATTAGCTGGATTAAGTAACGAGGAAATTTACAAAACCGTTTTTGGGGCTGCTCCTGCTTTACAGGCGGGTATTACTTTGTCTCCAGCAGAACAACAGCTACAAAAAGAACTGATGGCCCAAGCACAATCACGCTTGGCTACAGGAACCGTAGGTGCTCCCTCGTCACAAACAGGCGGTTTACGCTTGATGGGCGCTGGTAGGACAATGTTTGAGCAAGATCCCTTTGGTTTAGCTCAACAACAAGCAGCAGCTACACAGGCCTTTGGCGCTGGTGGTGAATTTATGACTGCTGCTGGCGCACAACCGGCAGACATTAATCTCCTACGTGGACAGTTTGCAGGACAAGTTGGTGGATTGTTAGGGCAACAACCTAGTCCAGCTATCGGCCAGTTTGGTCAACAAGCGCTAGGTATGGGTCAAGCAGGCTTAGGCGCTATGGCTCCTGCTGACGTAGAAGCGCTTAGACAGCAGTACGGTGGACTCGCTGGACAAGCAGCGCAAGACGTACTAATGCCCACTGCACAGCGCGAGGCTGATGTTTTTGAGCGTATTAGGGCTACACAGCGTCCTGAGGAAGAGCGTCAGCGGCTACAGTTAGAAGAACGTCTAGCGCAACAAGGACGCTTGGGTGTACGTACAGCAATGTTTGGCGGTACGCCAGAGCAAATGGCGTTGTCTAGGGCGCAAGAAGAAGCGCAAGACAGAGCTTCACTGATGGCAATGCAGCAAGCACAGGCAGAACGCCAGCAGGCTCTAGGAACTGCACAGACTCTCGGTGGTATGTTTGGTCAACAAGCAGGACTCTCTAGCCAGCTTCAGTCTCAGGCACAACAACGTGCAGCACAGCTGTCACAGCTTGGACTCAGCGCACAACAGATTGAGTCTCAGTTGCAGTCTGAAGGACTCAGCAGGGCAGCTACAGCGGCTGGTCAGGCAGGACAGCTGGCACAGCTTGCAGGAGGACTACAGGCTCAACAGGCAGGCCTAGGTGCAACTTACGCAGGCCTCGGCAGTCAGTTGGCAGCACAACAGCAGGCTCTGGATGCAGCACAGCAGGCACAAGCTATTCAGTCTCTGGTTGCTGGTCAAGGCCTTCTGTCGGGCGGCTTGGGCTTAGAGCAGGCGCAACAGCAGTTGACTATGGGTGCTTTGGGCGGTGCTTACTTGCCACAAGCACAGCTTCTGAACGCAATGCAGGCTACTCAGTTGTACCCGCAGTTGCAACAGCAGGCTCAGTTGTTCGGTACAGGCCAGTACGGTGAGACTATGATGAGTGGTCTTGAGGCTCGACTAATTGCTGAACAGAAGGCCGCTGGTCTACTGGGTGGACTAGGAACGAGCTTGCTCGGCGCACTTATATCTTAATCAACAGACTTTGAGGCAATAACAATGGCAAAGTTTTCACAACAATTTTTGAAGAGTATGTCGTCTCCGGGACTGTTTGAGATGGGCGTAGCAAACCTAGGCGATAAACTGAGCGACATGCGTCTGCGTCAGCGTCAAACCAGAGAGTCTGAGAACATCCAGCAGATTCTGCAGGCTAACATTAACAACCCTGCGAAGCTACAACAGCTGGCACAAGAGTACCAGATCAAGGGTAACGCCGCTGCTGCTGCCGCTTTTCAGGACGCCGCAAACAGAGTTACCGCCAAAGACACTGAAGTGCAGAAAAAAGGCGTACAAGGGGGTCTAACAGCTATTACGCAAGCGGCAATGCGTGGTACAGCTTTATCAGACCTACAGGAAGCGCAAAATTCTGTAATAATGCAGGGTGGCACACAAGAACAGATTATGTCTGCGTACAAAGCTGGTCTTGATCTGACTAAAGCCCAAAAACCTCAAACCTTTCAAGGAACGCCGGGAACTCAGTTTTTGACACGAGATGATGAAACGGGAAACTTAATTGTAGAAGCAACCGTTCCTTTTAAAGGAGATAGCGACAAAGAAGCAGTAGACAAGCCTTACGAATTAGCAAGAACAGGGAAATACACTCCAGAGTCGATTCAGGACGCTATACAGCCTAACGGAACTATAGACTATAGCCTGCTTGAACCAATTGGCGATGCTGTAGAAAGAGGTAACGTAAGTTCTTCTGCCGAGAAAAGAAACAACACAATATCTGAAAACGCAACAAAGGCCTCAGTGTCTCTTTCTAGAAATAGGGCTTTACAGCAAAGTCTTTTCCAGAATCCTGAAAAAAGCACAGGTATTGTAAGTGATCTGAGAACTTCAGCACTTAACTTAGCTGGTTTAAGGGACGCAGAAGAAGAAGATAAAACAGCTTTCTTGCGGACGAGAAACACGGACATTATTAACTCTCTACCTCCGGGAGTTGCTTCTGATACTGATGTTAGAATTTTTTCTCAAGGCTTTCCTGACGAAAACGCAAGTACGCCAGAAATTATGAGGTACTTACAAGCCGAAGAACGTATACTTGCCGCAGCTAGTGACATGGCTCTTGTGTCTGACCGACACTTACAGACTCAGATAGACGCCGGTCTTGACGCCACTATGGTAGGTTTTGAAAATAAAAAACAACAGTATGGTACTATAATGCAAAAAGCTCTTAGGGACATTGAAGAGCAAACAGCGGCTAATCCAGAAAACGCTACTGAAATTGAGCAAAGAATAATTAGACAAGTCTCAGAAGTTTTGGGGTTTGTTCCTAAGTTCTACCGCTAAGGGCAACAACATGGCTAAAAGTGTATTTACAGGTGAAGAAATATCAGAAGACAACCCTTATGCCTCTTTAGGGGCTGGCGTTGGTTTTTCTAATCCCTATGCTGTAGACGCTATGGGACCACTAGAACGTCAAGAGCAGTACACGGCAGAAAACCTTCAGGCTTACGTGGAAAAGGTAGACTCTGACGCTATTACTTCTGACGATTTGTTTATGACTGCTCGTGCGTTTGTTGATGGTATGTGGTTAAACAAGGGGGAAGAAATATCTAGCTATATTTCAGCCGCTGTTGTTAAACTGCTAGAACCAGAAGCGTTTAAAGATGTTTCTGTTTTAGAATTAAGAGAACAAATTTTAACTGAAGAAGAAGCTAAATCCGCAAGATTTTCTGAAGAAAGTCCTGTGTTATCTACGACAGCTAACATTGCTGGTAGTGTTTTTTCTCCTGTATCTATAGCTGGGGGTCAGGCGATTACTCAGGCCAACAGACTTAGACAAGGGGCGCAGGCAGCGCAAACACAAGCGCAAGTAGCTTCTAAATTAGGTCCAGCGGTTGCTCAAACTTCTGATGAAGCCGCTTTACTTGCGGCACAATTAGGAAGACAGCAGAGTGGTCAAGTTGCAGAGGTTCTTTCTAAAATCCCTACCCCTCTAGCGGCATCCTTACTAGCCTCTGGAGAAGGCGCAGTAATAGGATACGAAGGTCAGACTGAGAAAGAAAAAGCTAAAAATGCTCTAATAACTGCAGGTATTTCTGCATCCGTGCCTTTTGCTTTCTCAGGTATTAAAAAAGGTTACGATTTTTTTACCGAATCTAAACTAGCACAGCAGTTAGGAGAAGGTAAAGATTTTATAAATTTAATGTTTACTGACCACGGTCTTGCAGGTGTTTATAGGTCTGTTGTTTCTAAGGCTTATGGTGGTAGGTCACTGTCTGAACAACAGGCTAGAAACATGGCGGGAAGGGCCGTAACAACAGCCTCCGCTAAAAGAGACGGAGCTAAAACTGTTCAAGAAGCTGGGCGCAAAACACAGTCGGCAAAAGAGGCTATAAACAGAAACACAGCAGAATCTATAGAAGAAACAGGCATCAGAATTGACGACCAAATTACAGAACTAGAGGAACTAGCAAGGCAGGCTAAAGGACAGGCTAAAATAAACTATACCAATCAAATAGCAGAATTGCAGGCGGCTAAACAAAGTGCTGGGGCTTTACGCGCCCAAGCTGTAAAAGAAGCTGATGAGGCTACAAATTCGGCTAACGCTTTTTTCCGTGGTAAGGCTTTACGCGAAGCCGCACCGCCCGGAGCAACGGCTGATGAAATTAATGAGCTTGGTTTGATGGACCCGCAAGATGCTAATGCTTTTTTAGATGATTTGTGGAAGAAACACGGCTTTACCGTAGCTAACGGCAAGACTTATGAAATAAACGCAGACGGTGTGTTAAAGTTTATTGATGACATTGAAGATGATTTCTCGGACCTTGCGCTAGTGGGTGGAGAAACAGCCAACATTATTGCTAGAGTTAAAACCTACGTTACAGAACAGATAGCTAGAAAAGCGCCTGACGGTGCTATCTCAGGAGAAGACTTAGTACAACTCAGAAGCACCATAGGTAAAGCAATTAGCGGTTTAAGTGAAGGCGCTACCTCTACTAGACGTTTTGCGTCAGAGGTTCAAACTTACTTTGATGATTTGCTTGAAGGGGGTTTAGATGAAGACGAGTTGGCAATCTTAGCCGCTGACAAAACGGCGTGGAGCATCAGAAGTCTTGTTGATAGTGCTGTTGCCAAAGCGTCAGACGGAAAAGCTAGGATGGGTGCTTTTGATGCTTCTGATTATTTAGCGGCACTAAAAGAACATAGTAAGCGGTTTGTTGCTCGTGGACAAGGTAGACTGCAAGAGGAGGCGCAAAGTCTCGCTAAGACTACCGAAAGAAACAAAGAAAACATTCTTGCTCTGGCTAACAGAGAAGCTAATGATATTAGAAAGCAGGCAATTAAAGACAGGGCTTCACTAACAAACTCTTTACAAAAACAAAGAGATAGAATTACAGCAGAAGCAGAAGCAGAAATTGCAGATTTAAAAAAACAAAAGCAAGTTCAAAAGGCAGAAGCCCAAGGCAGGCAGGCGTTAGATATAAAAATCGCAGAAGTAAAAGAACGCCTGTCGTTACAGTTAGTTGATGTTGATAGCAAGTTAACTAGGGCTAAACAAGAGTTAAACGCTCTTAAAGAAATGATGCCCAGCTCTTTCAATCCCAGCGTTTTTGAATCACTGTTTAACTCTGCATTAGTTGGACAGACAATGGGGCTGTTTATACCTAGAGTTTCTGAGCAAATAGGATCTACTGTGATTACTGGTTCTATAGGCGCTAATATTCTAGCTCGTGAGGTTACGCAACGTCTTTTGGCAGGGCAAACGGCAGGACAGGCGGCTATAAGAAGTGGTGTGTCTTCTATAGGCGAAGCTGCAGAAAAAATAGGGGCAACAACAGCCATGACAACCGGAGGACAGGCGGGTGGTGTTGGTCAGTTAATAGCTCCTCAAGGCGTAATGTTTTCTGAGGAAAGAAAAGAAAATCTACGCAAAATGCCTGTTGCGGGGAAAGCGGCTTTGTACAGAAACTTAAAAGCTAAAGAAGGTGCTTTGGACAGGCTAAAAGCAGAAGATCCTAAACTATTTAAAGAGCTGGAAAAAGCGGCTAATTCTGGGAGATAAAATGAAAGACAAAGACCACACAGTAGAGTACACATCTAT